ATGGGATATTACCTGAAAGACCCTGCCTCCAGTCTTGACTATGTCGTCGACTGGCAGGCCGGGCTTGGCAGCGCACGCATCGTCAGCAGCAGTTGGTCGGTCGTGCCCAATGAACCCGGCGGCATTGCGCTTGCCGCGAGCCTCCGCGAGGACACGCGCACGGCAGCAACGCTTGCCGGCGGCGTCACCGGCCGCGTCTACCGCATCGGCAACCGTATCGAGCGCGATGACGGCAACGTCGACGAGCGCGCCATTACCATCCGGGTGGAACGGCGATGAGCGCAGCAACGGTCAGCCTTGCCGAACTCAAGGCCTATCTGAGGATCGAAACGAGCGATGAAGATGCACTGCTGTCGCAACTCGTGCGGACGGCAGAAGCGCTGTGCGAGGCCTTTACCGGCCAGCTGCTGATCGAACGCAGTACGAGCGAGACAATTGCGGCAGACGGCGACTGGTACCGGCTGACGGCAAGTCCGGCGACAGTGGTAACCAGCGTCAGCGACGTCGCGAGCGGCACGGCGATTGCTTTCGAAGCGCAGATTGACGCCTGCGGCGATGCCTGGGTCCGCGTTGATGGCGGCGGCCGTGCGCAGGTCATGCTGTCCGCGGGGCTGGCGACTGACTGGAACGGCGTTCCTGAACCGTTGCGCCAGGGCATCGTGCGGCTTGCTGCACACCTCTATGCGCACCGCGATGCCGCCAATGACGCTGGCCCGCCAGCGGCGGTCGCCGCACTGTGGCGGCCGTGGCGACGGATGCGTTTGTCATGAGCGGCGAACTTGCCGGCATCCTGCGCGAACAAGTGACGCTGGAGGCATCCCGGCCGCGCGATGCGGCCGGTGCAGCGACGGGCGATCCCGCTGCCGGCGAACCGCTCTGGGCATCCGTTGAAGTGCTGCCGCCGCGCGTGGGCGTTGAGGCCGATCGGCCGGACACGCCGGCACGCTACCGGATCGTTCTGCGCGACGGCACGGCCATCGCTGGCGCTGGCGCCAGACTTCGCTGGCGCGGTGTGCAGATGGTCGTGCGCGCTGCCACGCGCGACCCTGCAAGGCCGGGCGTACTGGTGCTGGAAGCCGAGACGCGATGAGACATGCCGGTACAGGAGTCCCGAAATGACTGTTTCGCTGCGCCTGCAGGAAGCACTGGTCGCTGCTGTGCGCGGTGCCGGCCTCGACGTCTATGACGGGCCGCCGGCAGAAGCGGTACTGCCCTACGTCACCGTCGGCGCCGACGTTGTCACCGACATTTCGACAAAGACGCACGCCCGGCGGCAGCATCGCTACACGCTCGCCATCTGGATGGCAGGCGATGCGGTTGCAGCGGTGAAGCCAGTGATGGCAAGCGTCGAGACGGCAGTGCTGGCCATGCCGGCCACGCTTGGCGATGGCTGGCATCTCGTCACCAACGACTTCGTGCAGAGCACGACGCGGAGCGATCCTGCGCGCGGACTGGTATCGGCCAGGATCGAATTTCGCGCGCGGACCGAACGCGCATTCTGACGTTCAGACCACAAAGGAGATGGCCATGGCCGCCGAAAAAGGCAGCGCGTTCCTGTTGAAGCTTGGCGACGGCGGGTCGCCGGAAACATTCCAGACGCTCGCCGGCCTCAGGACGACACAAATGTCGATCGCATCCGACGCGATCGTTGTCACCAACAAGGGCTCGGGTGGCTGGCGCGAAATCCTGTCGGGCGGCGGCGTCCGCCAGGTATCGGTATCGGGTGCCGGCGTCTTCAACGGATCGGCGGCAGAGGCCGCGCTCAAGGGCCACGCGCTTGCCGGCGTGGTGGCGCGCTATCAACTGAGTTTTGAGTCGGGAGAAGCCATGACCGGGCCGTTTCTTGTCACGCGCCTCGACTATGCCGGCGACTTCGGCGGTGAGCGCACCTACACGCTGGCGCTGGAAAGCGCCGGACCGGTGACGGCTGCTTGAGCGCCAATCCGCTGCGCGGCGAGGCGGCAATCCTGCTTGATGGAGTCGAGGTCGTGCTGCGACCAAGCTTTGCCGCGCTGGTGGCGGCGGAGGCGGAACTCGGTTCGTTGTTCGCGCTTGTCGAACGGGCGGCTGCCGGCACGCTGACGCTGGCTGAGATGGCGGCGCTGTTCTGGCATTGCGCAGTGACGCCGCCAACGGCGCGGCCGGCGTTCTGCGAGGCGGTCGTTGCCGGCGGCCTGGCCCGGGCAACGCCGGCGCTGAAGCTGCTGTTGACGCAGATCCTGGCGGGTCGGTGAGTGATTTTGCAACCGCCGCCATGGCGGCGGCGCGTGCTGCGCTCGGCCCGCTTGGCTGGCCGGCGGAGATATTCTGGCAGGCGACACCCGCCGATCTTTTGCTGGTGCTCGAGGCGCGCTTGGGCACAGCGGATGTGCCGGATGTGGCTGCCCTGAAGCGCATGATGGAAAGCCATGCCGATGGATGATGAGTTCGAGACAATGGTGGTCAGGGTGCGTGCCGACACACGCGAGTTCGCCCGCGATGTTGCGGCGATGACCGATCTGCTCGACGGCCCGCTGGCCGCCGGTGCCGAACGCGCCAGCCGCGCCATGGAAAGTGCGCTCTCCCGGTTCGTGCGGACGGGCAAGTTCGGTTTTGAGGACCTGAAGCGGACCGTACTCGGTGTCATGAACGAGATTGCTGCAGCGACGATCCGCAGTGGTATCGCGGCACTTGGCGGCGGCGGGGGCGGCGGCGGGAATTTCCTTTCGTCACTGATCAGCGTCGCAGCGGCGGCGTTTGGCGCCCCCGGTCGTGCCACCGGCGGACCGGTATCGCCAGGTCAGGCCTATGTCGTTGGTGAGCGTGGACCCGAGCTGTTCGTGCCGACGGCAAGCGGCCGCATCGAGACGACGGCGGCAAGTGGACGAACACTGACGATCAATGTCACCGTCAACGCACCTGCAGATGCCAGTCCGGCGTTCATGTCGAAAAGCGGCCGGCAGGTTGCGCGCGCCGTGCGCCAGGCGCTGATCCGCGCGGACGCATCATGAGCTTCTGGCTGGCGCGCAGCGATGACCGACTGCGCACGGATTGGATGAAACGCTTCGACGCGCGTTACTGGACAGTCGATTTCGCGCGGCCGATGATGGCGAGCGCGACGACGCCGGCGCCCGATGCGCTGCGCGTCGACTGCGTCTTCTACAAGCAGAATGATCTTGCCGGTATCATCTGGGATAGTGTCGACCGCTTCGACCATCCGCTCATTGGCTATGAAACCGCCCGCGACTACCGTGGCACGACGCTGAGCTTCCGCTGGCGTTCGGCGGGCGACGTGCGGGCGCTCGACGCGCTTGACGGTCCGACGCTGACCATTGAGGGACGCGATGCGTCAGGCGCCGCACGCACCTGGTATGTGCGGCTCTGGAACTACGCCAGCGGGACACCGACCGATGCGGAAATCCGGCTCGACTTCGACGCGATGGATGGCGGCTTCCTGCTACCGGCGGAGGCCGACCCGGTGTGGGCGGGCGACATCGACCGGATGTTCATTTCGCTTGTACCGGGCGGCTTTACCCGCGCCGATCTGCCGCTTGCCATCGCCGCCGATGCGACCGTGTGGATCGAGGCGATCCGTGCCGACGGACCGGGATCGATGCTGCGCATCGGCGATGCCTTCGTGCCGCCGCATGCGCTGCGCATGGCAGGCGGCTATGACGACAGCTACAATCTGACGCCGGCAAGGGTCATCGAGAACTGCCTGAAGCTCGGCTATCGCACGCTGTTCAACCACTATGTCGGGATGAGCCACTATTTCCGGCTCGCGTGGGACGGCGGGCGCTTTGTCGTTGCGGCTGCCGGCGATCCGCTGAACGCGCCGTGCCGTCGCTGGCACGAGGATTTTTGCGCGCGTGCCGCAGCGCTTGGCATCCAGGTCATCCTGTCGCTGTCGTTCGAGCTGTTCGACCAGCACGCACCGGACGCCTGGAAGCAGCGGGCGCACGACGGCACGCCGGCGCTGACTGGATGGGTGCCGCCTTCGACCCTGCTGTCACCGGCGAATGCCGAGGCGATGACCTGGTTGCAGGCGGTCGGCACCGCCTTTGCCGCCATCGGCGCCACAAACGGTAGCTGGGGTTTCCAGATCGGCGAACCGTGGTGGTGGACGGGCTTCGGCGATGATCACCGGCCCTGCTTCTATGACACCGCAGCGCTTGCCGCCTACACGGCCGAAACCGGACTCGTCCCGCCAGCGGCCATGATCGACGTGCGTGCCACGCCAACACCGGCACAAGCGGCATACCATGCCTGGCTCGGCAGCAAGCTCGGTACGGCGACGCTGGCGCTGCGCGATGCTGTGCGCGCTGCCGCACCTGCCGCGAAGGTCGCAATTCTGTTCTACGCGCCGCAAGTGCTGAGAGGCGATGTGCCCTGGCTGCGGCAGGTCAACATGCCCGCCGCCTGGGCCGCTCCTGCGTTCGATATTCTGCAGGTCGAGGACTACGACTTTGTCATGGTGGGCAACACGAGGGCGTCGACACGCGCGCAGGTCGAAATCGACGCCGCGCTTGGCTATGCCGCTTCCCGCCAGCACTATTTCGGCGGCTTCGCGACGGCCGGCGATGACACTCTCTGGTCGCGGATTGCCGAGGCACTTTCCAGTGCGCAGTCGCGCGATGTTGCCGAGCGCTTCGTCTGGGCCTTCCCGCAGGTGATGCGCGATGGCTTCACCCACTTCGATGTCGATGCAGAGGACGACGGCATGCAGGGCTTTCACGATGTCCAGTTTCCGCTGGCGCTTGGCGAAGGTTCCAGCGTCGGTCCGCAGTTTTCCACCCAGGTGGTGACCAGCGCTGCCGGCTATGAACAGCGCAGCATCGACTGGGCACAGGCGCGGCTGAAGATCGATGCGGGGCCTGGTGTGCGGTCGGAAGCCGACCTGCAGACACTGATCGGCTTTTTCCGAGCACGGCGCGGACGCGCCTTTGCCTTCCGCTTTCGCGACCCCTTCGATCACAGCTCGAACGACATGACCGGAACGCCGACGCCAACTGACCAGCCACTTGGCAGTGGCGACGGCGTCGCGACGCGCTTCCTGATTGCCAAGACCTATGGCGCGGGCGAAGTGCGCCGCATTACGCGGCCGGAGGCAGCCAGCGTACGTATCGCCGTCGGTGGCATCGAAGTGGCCTCGGGTTGGACGCTGGGCGACGGCGGCACCATCGACTTCGATACCGCGCCGGTGCCAGGCAGTCTCGTCACTGCCGGCTTCCTGTTCGACGTTCCAGTGCGTTTTGCCGAGGATGCCATCGAGGCATCGCTCGTCGGCTGGCGCGCCGGCGAGATGCCGAGCGCACCGCTCATCGAAGTGAGGGAAGGCTGATGCCGACGCTGCCATCCCGACTTGCTGAAACGCTTGGCGACGAAGCTATGCCGATCGCCTTC